TGTTGTAATACCAGGAGCAGAAGTAATACCAGATCCTAGACTAGTTCCATCAATTACTTTTACTCCGTTAATTCTATACTCTTTTCCAACTGCTAGATCCCAATGTTCGCTACTTTTCCAAGAACTTACCGGAGCTTTGCTCCAGATAATACTATGATCTGTTGTTCCTCTTAAAACTATACCGCCTTGGTTAGCATAATCGTCTGATACTGAACTATCTTGATTTGCGGCTAATTCAATAATATGATCTTCAACAACTAAATTATTAGTATTAATTGTAGTTGTAGATCCTTCAACTAGTAGATCTCCTGTGATTCTTAGGTCTCCACTTACATCTAAAGTGTAAGCAGGAGTAGATTGAAAAATTCCTACTTTGCTAGAAGCAGCGTTAATAGTAATTGCGTCATTAGTACCTAAAGAATTTTTAACAAGTATTCTAAAATTCTGATTAGTTATATTCGACTTTAACTGAAAATTACTTCCGTCTGCTATAACTTCATTATTTCCTAAGCTACCTAAAATTAAAGGCATTGAATTAGCTATAGAAACTGTGCCAGTCGTTCCAGTAGACTGATTCGTTCTCATAAAGAAGTTAGGACTAATTACATTACCTACGTCATCTATTAAATTATTTGCTCTAGTAGCAGTTACATTAAATTTTAATCCACTTAATGTACTAGCATTAAATCCTGGACCAATGGCTCCAGTAAATCCTGGGATAGCCAACTTAGGAAAAAACTGTAATACTTCTTTACTCCAAATACCTAATAATGTACTGCCAGCCCATTGTTTTACAATAACTCTTGGTATATTATTTGTATCAAAAATTGTTTCTACAGTTTCACCGCTGATCCCTTGACTATCTTTATAAATTGGGCCGGCTAATTGCAAATCTGTTCCGTCGTAAAAATACAGTTGATTTTCTGCGCTATCAATCCATAGATCGCCTTGTACCAATGTTACAGGTGTTTCTCCTGACACAATTGGGCCGCTACCTAACCTAAATCCACTACCATCATAGGCCTTGAGCCTATTTTCTGTAGTGTCATACCATAATTGTCCTCGAACAGGATTACTTGGTTGACTTTCTGAAGCAAAATTTTCTAATAGTTTTACAAAATTTTCATTAATATACTCGCCATAGCCAGAAACATTTTTACCGATTAATGTTAGATCCGTAGCGGTTTGATCAATAGCACTGTCTACTATCTCAGTTAATAACGAACCATCTGTTTTATTAATTTGATAAGCCATTGTAATCCTTAATTGTAAGTTCCTGAGAATATAATATAATTGATAGTCAAATACGGATTCATCTTATTCACTGGTTGTCCAAGTGATGGTGAATCAACGCCGCCGCTATTTGTTAGGTATTGTCCATTAGCTAAACTATCTGGTCCATTAGTAGTATGTGGTACAGCATCCACATCAGTAATAGCATCGGCGGTATTTCTTATAGCATAATATTGATTACCTTTAGACCCTGTAGAAGTTGTGCCTCGCATATCATGTTTGTGATCTGGTAATTGAGAAAGATTTAATGTAGTTTCTTCTTCTCCGTTACCTGAACCGATATTATCGGCTGTAACATCTGTTACTCTGTTTGCTGTTGGATTAGGAACTCCGTTTTTATCAAGAATGGTGCTGATAAAATTGCCTAATCCATCCGGAACTAGAGTACCATTATCCATGTTGTCAGCGCCAAGAGCGAATCTGCCTCTTAAATCTGGAACACAAAAAGTAGAAGCACCTTGTAAAAGACTTTGTGATCTATAAGTGTATCCAATTACAGCAAACAATGCCGGGTACGCACTGATCGATTGTTCACTACCATCACATAACAAAAATCCATTTGGTACACTTGTTCCGGCGAAAGGTAAAATGATGCCAGCAGGCATAACTCCTGCGTTAGATAGAAAATTAGTTTTAGTAATTTTTCTTAAACCAACACTAGGAATGTTTACTAAAAGTTGCGCATTAGCTGTTGTAGTTTCAACTGCTACCTTGGCATTGATTAGATCAGCTGTAATTGTTGTATTGAACGTAGACACACCACTAGGTTGCTGTCCATTGAAGTTAATTGTATTACTACTAACATCACCTGTTAATGAAAATGCTGTACTACTAGCTAGTCTACTAGCTGTTCCGGATACACTACCTGCTAGTTGTCCTGAAAAACTTCCAAAAAATGTATCAGCAAATATTTCTCTACCGTAAATTGATTTAAACCTATTATTATTAGATCCTAAATCATGAGCATTAGTAGTCAAAGGTATTATACTTTGAGAACTTATTTGTCCTGTTACAGTAGCTCCTGTGCCTACGTATAAACTTTTTGCTATACTCGCTCCTCCGGCAGTTTTAATACTTCCAGAAGTTAAATCAACAGCGTTTGTAGTTCCTGTTACTATAAGTTGATCATTAGTTTGTATGTTACCAACTACATCTAATGTAGCAGTTGGATTAGTTTTATTAATTCCAACGTTAGTACCACTGACTGATATAACATCGTTAGCCGTTCCAGATTGATTTGTTCTGATAAAAATACTAGAACCTTCGGTTTTATTGTAAAGGATAGCCGCACCATTGTTATCAATAGTTAAACTTGTAGCTAAATCTGATCCTATTGTTAAACCTAGATTATTTCTGATACTTAAACTGCTATTAGAAGTACTTGCTACGTCTGATCTTAAAAAACTATCTGAAGAAATAGTTCTTCCAGCTACTACTAACGCATCTGCTTTTTCTGCTGTTCCCCATAATTTATTTAATGACGAAACATTGCCACTATCATCTATAGAAGTTACGTTTATTCCTCGTTTAATAATACTAAAACCAGGAATAGCTAATTTAGGAGTGAACTCAGATTTACTAAAAATTACAATTACTCTGTTACCAACATAAAAATTAATTAATAAATGAGTACCGTTTCCTGTATCAAAGACTGTTTCTATCTTAGGACCAGTTAATGTGCCTTCGCTAAACTGAGGACCAACCAAAACCCAATTTGATCCAGAGTATAAGTATAACTGTTGATTAGTAGTATCTGTCCATAAATCTCCCTTAATAGCATTTAATGGAGGACTTCCTGACTTTACTAAATTACCTGCTGGTACCCAATTTGTGCCATCATAAATTTTTAACTGAGGTTGTCTATTTTCTTCTATAACATCTGCTTCAGTGTCGTACCATAATTGTCCTTGAACTGGCGCGGTTGGCGCAGTTGCGCTGGCAAAGTGTTCCATCAAATGAAGAAAATTTTCAGCAATAGTTTTGCTGTAACCAGTATAATTTTTTCCTACAAACCCAATACTCGTTGTACGATTAACATCTTGATCAGCAACTGTTATACTGCCGTTGTTAGGTCTATCTGTATGATCAATTGTATATGACATCATTGAACCTCACTTAAACCTGTTAGACTTTGTATTCTCACAGTATAATCAATTTGAATTAATCTGTTCAAGCTTTTTTGAACAGGGTGAAATATTACATGCGTTAGCAATCTACTAGTGCCTGTGTTGCTGTAACTTTTTAATCCTAGTTCGTCAAATACATAATCACTTTTATTATCGCTAGTATTGTCGAATGCTTCTTGTCCTGTAGGCTCGCCGTAGTCCAACAAGCAGGTTACAAATACGTCTGTATAGTTTACACCCGTGATATGTCTTGTTTCTATTCTATTACGTATTGGATCTACATTACTCACGCTACGATCATCAACAACCTTACTGTAAGTTTGGTTATACAAAGCAGCATTAGTACCTGTACTATTAGGAGTCAAGTAAGTAATTATACCAGTAGGATCAACAGTAGTTCCTCCATTACCGAAAACAAGCTCGTAAATAAAACCTTGTCCTGAATTGGCAATAGATTCAGCAAGAGCAATACTCATATTTTCATAATGAATAGCATTACGCTTGTTGATATATACTTCTTGAGTTGTAGGGTCATAAATTTTAATATGCCCTTCGATATGTATTCCTGATAAATCTCTACCTTGCATAAGTTTTCTCTTTATTTGAATATTTACCTAAAAGTATAAAGTGCGTATTTTACTTAGGAAACTGCTCTTTAATTGCTTGTATCTGTGCTCGCCATGCTTCATAGCCGCCGTGAAACATCAAATCTAACTGTTCTTCAATACTAGGATAAGCTTCTGCTCGTTGTCTTTGATAATCTTTTCTATCATATTCAGCTTGTAATCTTTGCAATTCAGCGTCGACTTCTTGTAAAGTTGGCTTAGGCACATTTTCGCTGTACCACTCTATGGT